ATTTTACCAAAACACTTCTTTGTCAACACTTGCATAGTAACGGGGCTAACTCTAAAGCTTCTAGGTTCTTTCTTTTCTTCGTTTCTCAACTCATCCTTTAAGGTCTCTGCCCATGCTATGTCGTTTATTTGTATATCACCAGTAGACATTCTATCTTCAAATTGAGAATAGAGAACACTAAAATCTTCTTTAAATTTTCCATTCTCAAAATCAAAACAACTCAACTTACTTTTAATAGGGAAAATACCATTGGAAGACTTCTTATTAATAGGTGCTAACATGTCATCACCCTTTACAATTTCAAATTCATTTAAATCGTCAAAATCCTCAAAATAAAGTTCTAATAATTCACTAGCAAAAGTCAACTCCTCATCGTTTACTGGACCAATCGGTCCTCTGCTCGATTTAGATACATCCTTGACAGTATGTGGACCATAAACACTTAAATTAGCGGGTTTTCTTGTATTATCGAAAACTCCATATAAAGGCGATTTTACAAAGTTGGTATTTTTTGGAACATAAACATTTAAATTAGTATCAATCTTAGTAGCACTGCAGTTCTCATAGTCTTTATTGCTAATTTTGGCATCAATTTTGAGCCCCAAATCCACACCAGAAAAAACTTTAAACAACTCATCTTTGCACTTCATAGACCACCTTAGAGTAGCCCCCACATTTTTACTAGAATGCCCAGCTACGTGCATGCCTACTAACATTCCTTGAGTTGTCACTGCTAAAGTACCACACATACCTGCAAAGTGCAAACCATCGTAAGTTATTGGATCGATGAGCGAGTTTGTGATATCCCCCACCGGATAAACTATAGGTCCATCATTACTTGCGCTATTCAAAATACCTTCCAATTTTATTATTTTTGATGGAAATACCAATCCAACTACTTGATCTGAACTCTGTTGAAAACAACTCGCCAATTTAGGAAATGGGGACGGAAAACCATCACTCAAAGAAACAATCGCCACATCATTTTCCACATTCTTGTAGACTAAACTGACAGGAGAGTGATCAATTAAACGATAATTTTTGCTCCTATTTTTATAAACAACTACTTGCAACTTTCTATTCAAAACCATATGATAAGGCACTAACAATTTCCTACCCGAAATCAAGCTGTGGCATGACACTAACCTCTGGAGTCCATTCTCAGTGAATACCATATCTATCTCAAACATTTGAGACGCCAATTTGGGTAACATACTGTGAGAACTAGACAAATCCAAACCTTCAAAATTATCGGCAACACTATTAAAATTATTACTTGCAACTTTGGTTAAAAATCCACCTTCGCTGTCGAAAAAACTTT